GGCGAGCAGTCTATCGCTCTGGTGAAGGTCAGTCTATCGACCAAGTGGTATGATCGCTGGCAGCCGATCAAAAGCACGTGTAATCCTGCGCACGTAGGCCGAACTCTGGCCTCGTAGTCCATGTCGCATGATGTGCTGGATAAGCAAGGGTGGTTTAACCAACCGTGATGCTAATAATTCGGGATGAACTAGAAGTGAGGCTTGATGCCAATCATCTTTGTTCATGTAAGGGCTTAAATCCAATGGAATGAGATCTGCAGCTGTCCGTATACTCTCTTCAAAATCTAATTGTGCTGGCACCGAAATGCCAAAACGTTGCTCGACTATTGCACGTGATGCAGATGTAATCGGCATAGATTGAAAATGGGTAACAGTCTCAGCTCCCCGCAAAAACCATGGACGCTCAGCATCCACGAATTTCGGAGTAAAGCTTTTTGTCCTCTCTAGGACTTTCTCAATCAAAGGTGTGATAATGGGGCAATTTGGTAAAAGAGTGCCATAGCTCAAAGCCTTGGCTCTCAATAATGCCATATGCGTGTTTGGTGTAGCATTGACATAACACGGTGGAAGAACGAAGAACTTACGCAGAATCTTCAGTGGATCCATCAATACTGTCATTTCATTTGCATCACACACTATACCACAAAATTTAGCTGCACCAAAGAAAGGCACACGCTTAAATTTAAGCAGTAATCCCAATCCACTGATGGTATGCTTGGCAATATCATTGTCAATACAAATGCCATCATCGCCCTCAACATATCCCTTGAAGAATTTGTCAACATGGCGAACACGCCAATCCACTGAACTATGTGGATATTTGGCTTCTGCATTCAAAAATGACATAAGCAAGAGATTCAAAAGTCCATTTGATGAGGATGTCCAAAGGGCACCACTCATCAGACGTTGATCAATCTTGCCTGTCAATTGTGTACTCTTGAATGCATTCTGTCCTAATAGCATACGAGAAATGAGGCGGCGCTCAGCAGCATCCAAATAACCTCGAGTCGTGTGCATAATCCAAAAATTGACAATCTCCGACATTTCCCCCCAATGGTGTGCCTCAAATGATGAAAAATCTGTTTCCATCACAGGTCTATTCCCAAATGTAGCCGACAAGCGGCTAGGCCATTCTCTGGGATTCGTACCTTTGACAAACCAAGGGGTTGAAAACAATGTCTTATCAGCCTGATGGATGATGGGTCCCAACATCACTTTGGACTCATCAGAATAAGAATTTATTCCACGTGGGTTCTTTGCCTCTTCGTAAGCTTCCCACTTTAGGAACATCAAATTCTCCACCCAGGTTTTCTTGCTACCCAACCGCGCTTTCAAGGAGCGAAAGTATTCTTTCCGTTGCCCAGAATAAGGTGTACCATCCAACCACTCATCAGTGGAAATGGTCCCTCGAATCTGAGGTATGTGCTGACGGATAAAAGCTTTACTATACTCC